GGAAACCCTTCAAACTCATCAGGATAAATGCTCATGGAAGAAAGTTTCTTGATGGATTCTATGCTTTCTTTTGCGTAATCATTATCACGCATCCAACGAGCAACCCATATAGTGTGGTCTTTTTCGTCAGACATACTGTTATACCATTGTACCGCCCAAGAATAGGTGGAAAGAACCTTGCTATCCATAGGGTCAATAGAAAGTCCTTCCCACACAGGCTCAGAACCATTAAAGCGGTCTTGTATTTTTAATTTGTTATCAGATTTTTTTGACATAGGGAGATCATACTACATAAATTATACAAGTCAAGTACTTGACATAAACATTTTATGTAGTATGATGATTGCATAGGACACATATCATGTTTGCTTTTGTGGCAACAATGTGTTTTAATAATATCTGATTTTGGAAAGTAATAATGTCATTTAATAAAGAAGAAATGCTCACGCCTGGCACAAAAGTTTGGTCTAACGCAGAAAACAAAGCGGGAATGATTGTTAGAGTTGAGAGAGATAGACAGTACGGGCCGCAATACCTAGTTTCGTTTTATGCGCCAGACACAATAGACAACACCAATCCGTATGAGCAGTATTGGACACAAGGAAAACATGTAGTTCCTTTCGCATCGACACGACCAGCAATTAACAAGGAGAATTCCCGTGGCAAATAAACCCGAAGAAGAAACTGACGAAATTTACGATGATAAAGATGTTCCTGTATATGATGAGGACGCTTCAGAATCTGACGAATCTGACGGAGGCGACGAGAATGATTCACAATCACATCACGCCTACCCTACAGAGGAGGAAGATGAAGATCATCCTAGTTGGGGATGGGCAGAACCTCAAGAAGAAACTAAGCAAAATTTAAATGAAGATGATGACGAATAACTGTTGACTTTAATTTTAAATCTGTTATAATAATATAATGCCTTTATACGAATATCAATGTAGTGCGTGTAATCATATATGGGATGATATCTATACTATTGCAAAACGAAACCATCCAACAAAAAAACCTTGTCCAAAGTGCGGCAAGAAAAAAGTTACCAAAATGGATGCTACAGTTCAGATTATTGATTCGGTGAGACTAGGTATTACCCGACCTGATCATGGATTCAAAGAAATTATTTCCAAGGTTAAGAAGGCGCATCCTAAGCATACAATGAGAGACTATTAAAAATGAGCAGTAAACTAAAAACAGCAGAACTAGATGGTATGGGAAGATTTTATCAGTCCCTCACTACAGGTCAATGGTATCCGTCTGTTACCACAATTACAGGATTTGCAAAGAAGGAATTTTGGGCGAAGTGGCGCGCCGATCCTGCAAACATGAAATCAAGTCAAGATTCAATGCGTAGAGGTACAGATATGCATACACTCATCGAGAATCATATTGACGGCAAACCTACAACAAGTTCGTGTGCAAGAACACAGACTTTGTTTGAGCAGATGATTCCTAATATCAGCAAGATTAACAAGGTGATTGCACAAGAAACTCAATTGTGTTCTGACAGTTTGCGTATGGCAGGTCGTTTTGATTGTATTGGAGAGTACGAGGGAGTTCTCTCTGTGATCGACTTTAAGTCAGCAAAATCTTTCAGAAAAACAGATTGGATTACGAATTACTTTGAGCAAACTGCCGCATATTCGTATATGTGGTTGGAAAGCACAGGGGTTCGTATTCCACAGGTTGTCATTTTGATTTCTGCGGAGGACGGTAGTACACAGGAGTTCAAGAAAAATCCTGATGATTACAAAACAAAACTAGGTGATTCTATCAAGAACTATTGGTCGCACAATAATTTTAAAGAACTACAGGAGAAAATCAATGAAATGGTTCAGCAAACTACTTTACGGTGATGATACAAAAAAACCTGTTACTCCTATTATTGAGAGTGGTATGGAAACTTATGCAGAAGATGCAGAAGAGTCCTCTATTCTAAAAAAATTAGGAGACGGAAAACATGTAATTCATATCATGGTTCAAGACAAAGAAGTTACTCTTGTTTTTAATGACGAAGAGTTTAAAAATGGATTGCTTCGTGGAAAAAGCCTAACAGTAATACCTAGAGAAGAAGAAATACAAGAGCAAGATTAAAATGGGATCAATAATTAATTTACAAAACGATTTTTGCCGAGAGATAGAAGAGTTGTACAGGAGTCGAAAGGACACCACTTACATGGAAGTAATTGTGGACTTGTGCGAAAAGCACGGTATTGAGCCTGACGCAGTATCCAAACTTTTAACAAAACCAATCAAGGAAAGACTCAAGGTAGAAGGTCAAAGTAAGAACATGGTAAAGAAAACTTCTAAACTTCCGTTATGAATCCTTACGAGGCGTACCAAACTTATGTGTCGTTGAAAGCACACTTTGCAGGAAAAGGATTTAATTACAACCTTTACGGCAAAACAAAAACCTCTCCTAAAACTTTTGATACACGAAAAGACAAATATTATTTTGAAAAATTGTCTAAAAAATACAAAAAAGAAGAGTTGGTGGAGTTTATAATTTCCCAGATTGTTGGAAAAGGAAACACATGGGTTGGTAATATGTTTTCGGAAGAGGCACTAGAACTCCATCGGCAAAGAATGAAAAGAGTGCAAGCATTACAACACACTATACGATCAGAAGTGAAAAACTTGTGGCACTCTGGCGGAGAAACTCCAGAATCTTTTGAAAAATTATTTTCTCCTAAAGGAGACGGATCGTATGCTCCACTATTTCAAGAAATTATTAAAAAAACAATAAGTCCTGAAACCTTTGTGGTGCTAGACGATATATTGCATTTTACAAAAAACTGGAACACAGCAGGCGATCCTGTGTGGGAAGAAATTGGCATTCCTATTTTACAATATGCTCCCTTTCTGCAACTAGAAACTCGTCGGAGCGAATTAAAAAAAATTATTGCAGAAATTTTAACAAAAGGCTTGCATTCCACAAAATAAAGAGTATACTATACTCTTAGTTCACTAATACTTTAAATACCTCGTAATACGAAAGGATACTATATGGCTGGATTTTCAGATATGAAGAAGATGAGTAACAATTCCGTTTCTAGTTTAAGCAAGGAATTGGAGAAGATCAATGAAACAAAGTCCTACAAGGACGAACGAATGTGGGCCGCAGAACGAGGCAAGGATGGCAATGGTTTTGCTATCTTGCGTTTCTTGCCCGCTTCGGAAGGTGAAGATGTTCCGTGGGTTCGCCTGTTCAATCACGGATTTCAAGGCAAGGGCGGATGGTTTATTGAAAACTGTCCAACAACTCTTGGATTGAAGTGTCCTGTTTGTGAAGCAAACAGCGAGCTGTGGAATAGTGGTGTAGAGTCTGACAAGGAAATTGCACGACAACGCAAACGAAAACTGTCTTATATCAGCAACATCATGGTTATTAGTGATCCTGCTAATCGTGAGAATGAAGGCAAGGTATTCTTGTTCCGTTACGGCAAGAAAATCTTTGATAAGATTAGTGATAGTATGCAACCAAAGTTTCCTGGCGAAGAACCAGTAAATCCGTTTGACTTTTGGAAGGGTCAAAACTTTAAGATGAAGATTCAAACGGTTGCAGGTTACGCAAACTATGACAAAAGTGAGTTTGATTCTACTAGCTCTTTGCTAGACGGCAAAGATGATTTGCTTGAAAAGGTTTGGAAGTCACAATACAAGTTGCAAGAACTTGTTGGCAAGGATAAGTTCAAGGCGCACGAAGAACTCAAGGATCGTTTTCACACAGTGATTTCTTCCGATAGCAAGACCTCATCAAAGAGGGCGGAGGATGCCGAGCCTGTGCGAGAGACTTTGAGTGAGAAATTCCGCAAGAAGGAATCTTCCGCAAAAAAGGCAGAACCTGTTGCAGAAGCTGAAGATGCAGACGATACTCTTTCGTATTTTCGTAAGTTAGCGGAAGAGGATTAATTATCCTGCTGGTCGGTAACTAACTTGATATGACATCTTTGTTGGATCATTATGGCTTCCCGAATAGAGAGGCATAACAGTGGAACCCCCTCCTGCGGCCGATTGTGCTGCGGGAGGGGTTATTGTTGGGTTTGAAATATTATTTGCTTGAACTGCACTAGACGATGCGGGTTCTACAAGTTGCAGTTGTTCTAAAATTCTTTGCAACAAATCTGTACTTGCTCCGTCAGATTTCGTCAACAAGTTTGAATTTTCAGTCATACCAGTGGTAACCAAAGAATTATTTTTTGATTGCTCTCCTGGCTTTTTAGCATCACCAAACACAAACGAAGAGATAGATTCAGCTGCTCCACGAATCTTAGAGAAAATTCCAGAGTCTTGTTGACCGATATGATCCATAAATCCTGTGATCTTATCAAGACCTTCCATTTTTCCTAAATCTAATTTTGAAAAGTTAACAAGTGCGGTGGCAAGTGTGTCGATTGCACTTGCTCCTTGTTGCAACATAGGCGCGGCATTTGCAAAACTAATAAACAATCCAAGCATACTTGTGGATGACATTGTTGCATTGTCTCCACTAAACCAACCTAAAACTCCAGACACCAAACCTGCAACCGCACCACCTACTTGCATCGCCGCTCCAACTGCGGAGAACAGTAAAAGTGCGCCAGTAATCGCTGCAATTCCTGCTGCGGCTACAAACAACCCACCACCCACTGCTCCTAAAACTGAAAATTGGGTTATCAGGTTACCAAGTGGTTCGATAAAAGGTTGTAGGAAAAACATTCCTGCTCCAAGGCTTGCCAACCCAATACCTAAAACTCCAAGAGCAGCTGCACCAAAACCTATTGATATTGCGCTCCAACCAATAGCAGAAGCAGCTAGACCAATTTCAGTTATAGCTGTTGCCACACCTAAAGAGTCCACACCACCCATCATCATGATCGCTCCCGCCAAAGGCAACATCGCCAGTCCTAATGCACCAAGAACAAACGCACCAAAAAGAACTAGAGGTGAAATCGCTCCTATCAAAGCTGCGGCTGTACCCAATGCAAGTATTGAAGTAACCACACCAAGCAAACCTTCAGTTCCTACCGCACCCATAATCGCCATTCCTGCACCTAATGCAATCAATGACAATCCTAAAGCGCCTATGGCAAATGCACCTGCTATAATAAATCCTGCGGCAAAACCTAATCCTGCAGCCACAAGGGAAAGACCAAGAATGGCCGCCGCAGCTAGTCCAAGAGTAGACCAAGAAATTGTTTGTAGTATCATTAAACCTAAAGCAAGTGGTATAAGTGAAAGGCCGAGAATCACCAGCGTGGCCGCACCAAACATTATTTGTGTTCCAAGTTTTCCTATCACTGCGGCAACAACACCCAATCCAATCAGTGCTGTTCCCAATTTTGCAATAGTTTCCCATTCAACTCCCGCCATCATTCGCAACGCAAGTGCCATCGGTATAAGAGAAATACCAAGAATAGTCATGCTTATTGCAGACTTTATCATTGAACCCATAGGCAACTTACTCATACCATACATCACACCCGCAAGACCCATAATAGCAACGCCTGCTTTCGCCAAGTCTTGCCAAGAAGATCCAGAAAGAAGTTTAATACCGATTGCAAGAGGAATCAAGGATGCGCCCATTATCATTAATGCAAGAGAAGATTTTATCAAAGAGGAACTGTTAATTTTGGACAGCATTTTCAAAGTACCAATCATTGCACCCATAACAAGTGCGGTCTTTAGCATTGCAGTAGGACTAACTTTACCCATCAGCATCATACTAATCGCCATAACACCAATGATGCCGCCATCAAAAGCCACCATTCAAGCACCCCTTTCACTCCCTCAGCTATCAAGCTCGCACACAACCAAAATCCCTCCCCCC